TGGCCCCGGTCAGGTTCATATCCAGGCCGATCAGCGCGTCGCTGCCGTTCATCGCGCCGAACGTATCCGTCACGTCGACCAGATCCCCGCCACTGCCCGCGGCCGGGGCCTCTGCCACCACGAACACGTCGGCATTGCTAGAGTCCTCGACCACAAGGCTGGCGCTCGTCTGCGTCGAATATCCGGTCACGACCACCTGCTGAGTGTCGGCGATCCCGATTACATCCAGCCCGGCGCTATCCTGCACCCCGCCGTCCTTCAGCGTCAACCCGTCGACCGTCACGCCACTGGTCGCCGTCGTCTCTGCGATCGTGTTCGCCGCGATCGTGCTCCCGCTCAACGCCGTGAACGTGTTCGCCGTGAACTGAAAGTCATCCGCGGCGCTGATCTCGATGTCGATCTGGTCGTCGGTATCCGCCTGCATGCTCGTATCGCCATCCGCGTCCAGGTCCAGGAGGCCGCCGTCCAGGTCGATCCCGCTCGAAAAGTCAGTAGTGGCGCCGCTCTGCAGGTCGAAAGTACCACCGCTCTGCACCTCGATCTCGCCGCCGCTGGCCACCACGAACTTGGAGCACCCCTGTTCTGTGTACACAGCACAACCGTACGTGCGCGCCACCGGCTCCTCGGCCGGGGTGGCCAGGTCAACCGCCACCAGCACGCCCGCCACCAGCGCCACCGCCAGCGCCACGGGCCCGCTCCATTTCCAAAAACCCTTCATCCTACACCTCCGTAGGGGCGGGGAAACCCCGCCCTATCCGCGTTAATCCGCGTCCATCTGCGGTTCCAAAATCCACCCACCCCTCCCCCGCGGGTCCTGCCCACCGCACGAGGGAGGGGCTCAGGGAGGAGGAAACCGTTAACGTGCTGCCGTTTATGGCATCACGCCTCTGCCGGGCTAACCACCAGGGTCGAGGCCGAAACACTCGTCGGTTGGGTGATCGGCATCTTGCGGCCCTTATACTGGATGGCGATCATATTCCCGAACGCGATGTTGGCCGTCGCGCTGGTCTCCACACACTGGATGTACCGCTCCTGCGGCCGGTAGATATCCACGATCAAGAGCGTGTTGTTGATATCGTCGTTGACCGTGCACGTCTTGGTCGCGGTCGCGCCACTGAGCGCTGCCATCCCGGTATCGCTGTCCGCCGTGTTCTGCTCGATGGTCAGCGTCGCCACCCCGGTCGCCGCACTATCGGTGATCACACCGATGAAAATGCACCCGTCCCAGTTCGCCATATCCAGGCGATCCGAGTTTTGATCGGTATTGCTGGCCGCCGCCACCGGCGCGCAAACCTCCTGGATCTTTACGTTCTTCAAAAGACTCATCTCAAACCTCCACATCCTTCGTAGGGGCGGGGTCACCCTGCCCGGGTTACCCCATCCCCATCCGCGTTAATCCGCGTTCATCTGCGGTTAATTAGCTCGCCGCCAGCTTGACCCGGACGAATGCCTCCTCGAGCACCGGCATCCCATCGGATTCCATTCGTCCAATGAACCCGACCTGATTGGTCGCCGCGTACAGCTCGACCAGCCGCTGCATCTCCATATTCAGCGCGTCGGCGATCCAGTAGTGGGAGAAATCCCCCAGGATCCCGACGTACAGCGCCGCGGTGAAAGTGTTCGGAGCGTACTCGCTCATAAACACCGGGAACCCCAGCACCCGATCGGGCTCGCCCACGCGCACGCTCTCCCGCCACAGATATTGACCGTTGCCATCCTTCAGCTTGGCGATCATCTTGACCCCGTCCCGGTGGAACATCCACCGCGCCCGCGGCCAGTATTGCGGCTTCAACGTGTACTTGGCCTCGATCAGCCCGTCGAACCGGATCTCCGTCGTGGTATTACCTGTAGAGGCGTCCCGGCTGGTGCTGATCCCGTCGTTACTCGCCACGAACACCCCCAGCGGTTGCTGGTTGCCGGTCCCGTTGAGATACGCGTTCTCCATCACCACCGCGAACTTGTACCCCAGGCGCTCCCGCACCAGCCCCTCGACGTCGGGAACCATCCGCAACAGCTTGCGGCTGATCTTGATGTACTTCGCCAGCGGGTGCGGCGACAACTCGCGCCGCCCGAACGCCATGCTGCTGTCCTCGCTCCCGATCAGGAGCTCGCTGGTCCACGCCGGGTCTGCCGGGTCCGTGTCCAGGCTCGGCGCCCCCAGGCTGTCGGCCGTCGGCACCGGGAACACCGTCGCCCACTGGCGCATATACACCATGTTATCGACCGCCTGGATCAGCCGATCCACGAACTGCATCGGTGTCACCAGGTAGCCGCCCACGGTCTCCGAGTCCGCCTGCAACGCGCGCACTTCTTGGCTGGCAACCCCGTTACGCATCCACGCGCGAAACGCCGACACGTACGGCTCCTGGGCGAACTGCTGCAGCCGCCGCCACTCCGGCTGCTCCAGCCAATCCGAATGCTTCTCGTTGACCGACTTCATCGCGCGCGACACGAACTCGACCACCGAGCGCTCCCCGCCCTGCGGATCCGGCCGGGTGGCCACCGTCAGCGGTTGCCGCAGCTCCACCTCGAGCTGCTGCTGGCGCTGGGCCCGCTCGACCCGCTCCGTCAGGTCGTTCACGCTCTCCATCAGCGCGTCGTAACGCGCGTTCTCCTCATCGCTCAGGCCGCGATCATCCGCCTCGGCCGCGTCGATGATCTGCCGGGCCTCTGCGATCAGCCCGGCCCGTTTCTCCAAAAGTTCACGACTCATCTCGCTCACCTCCAAAAAGTATCTGCATTAGCTTTAACCTGCGTCGATAAAGATCCAGCCGCGCCCGCGCGGCCTCTCCATCGGCGTCATCCTCCAGGTGGGCCGCCTGGCCCGGCGTGGAAGTAATTTGCTCCGCTCTCGCTCGTACCTCGGCGCTCGTCTGCGGGTATGCCGGAAACGTCACCGGCGACACATCGAACAGCTTCACCTCGACCAGCGTCCGGATCGCCTCGCCGCCCGCCTCCTGCTCCCACTCATCCCGCACCGCTTCGAACCCAAAACTCATTTGATCCACGTCCCCCCGCCGCATCGTCACCAGCGCGTCCCGTGCCCACTGTGCCTCTGGCGGCTTGATCGTGAACGCCAGCCCCTTCTCATCCTCCGACAGCTCCAGCGTCCCGCTCTTGGTCCGCCCCAGCACGTAATTCACGTCGTGCTGCCACAGCGCCCGCACGTCCGCCTCTTGCACCGTCTTGGCGAACGCCCCCGGATTGATCCGCTCCCGGAACCCGCCCAGGTCCTCGGAGAGGGCCCCGAACAGCGCGGCATACCCGGAGATCAGGCTCGGCGTTTCCCCCTCCCCATCCAGCACCCGCAACTCCTTCACCGCCACCGTCCGCCGCTCGACCCCCGTCGCGCTCGTCAATATCGGCGCCGCGCCGAACGATTCCGCGGCCGCCTCGAAACTCCCATCGTGATCCTGGCAATGCGACCGCGCCTCCCCCGCCGACCAATCATCCTTGGGATAGCGGTACGCCTGCTCCGTCATCGTCTCCTCGCCCTCCAGCCGCCCCATAATCACGCTGTAAGGCTTCCCCTCGTGCTCCCGTTGCGTGCGCCGGAAACTATCCGCCTCGAAATCCCCCGGATCCCGCAACCGACACGCGTGCTCGTTTGGAAAAGGCATCACGTCACCTCCGCATCATTAGGCAACCACTCAATCCCGCCATATCGCTCCCGATCTCGATAAATCGATGCTATCAATTGATTCATAGCGTCCTCTGGAGTCCTGGCTAGGCAAGTCATTGAATGCACTGCATCATCATCCAAATCCCAGCTATTCTCCCCCTTTCCCGGCACCGGGATCGGCTCATAGCATTCGATTTCTGCCCTCACCATCCGCCTATGCCACGGCCAGCGAGATCGCTTCCAGGTTGATTCAAACATCCGAATCTTTACATCATAATAGCCCTCTGGCATTCTCAACGTATCATCGTGCATGGATAAATTTCGTTCTGAATATTTAGAACGGCCTAGCAGGAAATCAATCGGATGCACGGTGAACTCCCACCACCACGGATCATCGCGGCTCCAATCATTGGGATTATGCCACAAACTCAAACTAACTCGTCCATCCCCGATGAATAACCCAATCTCCCTTGGAGTCGCCATCTTGAATTTTGTCCCTGGCC